GTGGTGTTCTATACATATCTCCTAAAGCTGATCCTCTTCCTTTATCAATATTAATTCCTTGTCTTGCTGTTCTTCTGTCTGATAAAAATTTTCCTAATCCTGTGTCTGTTCCGAAAGGTGAACTAAAGCCAAAGTTTCCGCCTAAGCCTTGTCCTCCCATAAATTGAGGAGCTCCTTGAAATCCTGCTCCTCCTAAATATCGTGCAGCTTGACCACCACCATAGGTTAAAGCACCTCGTCCTAAGGATGAGCCGATTCTACCTGTTTGTTGAAACGAGCCTAAACCCGACATGGCTCCAGCTATTGCTGGATTAAAAGGTGCGACGAAAGGTGCCGCTTTCACAGCAACTTGTGCAACTTCTTTAGGAATTATTTTTCGAACAAATTTTTTAAATTTGCTTCCTAGTCCAAAATTTTCTCTTCTTAGGGGAACGGATGATATTCCGCCTTCATTATATAACTGTCGTGGTATTTGCATTCTTTTTATCATAATAATGTTAGTTAATTTCTTTTAAAGGCAGGGATTTTTCACCTGAGTTTATATACTTACTTAATTTATAGCAATAAAGCAAGACTATGTTGTAACATCTCTAGGCTTAATTTCTAGTGCTGAAAGCACGACATGAAGCCTATTGGCAGTTGCTGCTGTCACCTTAATTACTTCGCTCTCCTTAGCGACTAAAGGTGCGGACAGCAATTCTGAAGTTCCGCTAGCTGATATAGCTTTAACATTAAAAAGGCTAAAAACAGCATCATCAGCATCTGTTAGTGTTATAGTAATAGTATCGGCGTTTCCTGAATCTTCCGATACGAGTATGGATTTAATAACAGCGGTTGTTGCTGTTGGCACCGTATACAACGTCGTTGCACTGGTGCTGGTTAAATCGACTTTTTTATTAACAAATGTATTTGCCATTAGGCTAAAAATAAAGCGGTAGCTTCCGCTTCCTCTTTTAATTCCTGTTGAAATGTTGTGTTCAATTTTTGTAGTACACTATCTACATCCCTAACAAAGGATTGTTGTATGAACTGGTCATATTCTTTAGAAGGCTGTGTTAATGATTGTATGATTTTAGCCATATAAACCTGTATATCCTGTGCCTTTAAAAAAATCTAATAAATTCTGACGATAGATGTTATCTAAAAAATCTTGTTGATCCGTGTATCCTGCCGTTAGATTGTTATCAACAGGAAGGGTATTTATTCCTCCTGTAGGTAAAACCGGTGGAGCTTGAGCGGTAGTTATAGGCATGACATCTGGACCTCCACCTCCAATGACAGGGGGTGGACCTTCTCCCCCTCCTGTGGATTGACCATAAGTGCCCGCTTGATAGGCTGTGGCATCTTCTGGACTAACATAGCCACTTAATAAATCTTCCCTTGATAAAGTCTGTCCTGTGCCTGTGAAAAAATTTGATAAATTTTGTTTGAATTGATTTTCAGGATTAAGATAGTTGTAAGCACCGTAAGCTGTTCCTAAACCTGGAAGAAGTAAATTTGCACCTACTCCTAATACAGTATTCATAATACCACTTGGTTCTTGATACTCATCTAATTTAAGTTGTCCTTGAAGTTCTGAAGTTGTCCCTGTTCCAGGTGCCGTGGTTTTACTTATAATATCAATGTAGTCTTTTTCCTGTTGTTGCTGGACAATTAAATCCCGCATTTCATTTTGACGATTTAATTCATCTGCTACCTTTTGTTCTTGAACTTGGGTTGGAGTATCAACAGCATGATGACGAGCAGGTGCTGTATAAGTAGGTCGAGAAACTGGTTGTGGATCTCTATCAGCTCCGCCTCCACGATGACCCCCACTACTTCCTACTGGTTGTGGATCTCTATCAGCTCCGCCTCCACGATGACCCCCACTACTTCCTGATGAACCTCCGTAATGTCCAGGCATTATCTTCTCCCGTCTGGCTGAATATCAAGTTTGAACGTTCCTAGTTTCCAGTGTTGTCCTGTACTTGAATTTGAAATTTTTAAAGAAATAGATCTCGCGCGTGCGCGCGTGTCTATTTTTGTTGTGCTGGTTGTTGCTGTAAAAGGTCCTAAAGAAGAACTACTTTGTGCTTGATTTGGAAAATCCCTTAAATTTAAAGTAACCGTTGCATCTCCTGTTTGTGTTAAAAAATCAGGAATAATTCTTCTAATCTTCATCATATATTCTCCATCTCCCCTAAAACCTAATCCTTCTCTTTGAGGTTGTTGGGAAATGTCATAATCACCTGATTCAATACTTGCGGAAATAGCACTTGCTGCACCTGCTTTAATTTGATTATTACCTGTTTCATGTTCAAAGTAGATTGTCACACCATCGGTGTTACCCACCGTCGTGTCACTCGTTGCGCTGGAATCGTATTCCGTGCCGTGAGGTTTTCCAAAAATATGTGAATCTGACCATGAAGATCTTGCGAGAGAACTCGTTGTCCATACCGGTCTTTGAGGAGTTGAATCCATATAATTATAAGTGACGGATCGATTGTTTGATGCTGCACCACTGCCTGGATAAAACCAAGTCACTTCGCCAAATAAATTATTAAGTCCCGCAAAAATATGATTTCTAGGTACGGTATTAATGTCATCATAAACATAGTCTTCAACTAAACACTGTAAGGATTCTAGTTTACCTGTATATCTAAAGAAACCATTTTCTGACATCCAATAAGCCGAACCATCCACTTCCACTGCTGCATTTTTACCAATCAGTCCGCAACCTGTTCCCACTTGCTGGAAGGAAAAAGTAAAAGGAGCTCCTACAAATCGCATGATAAATAGGGCATGATCGGTCCAAATGTAAATGGCATCACGACCTCTAATTGCTCCCATGATCCGTGTTCCATCGGCCAATCTTTGTGTGCCAGCGGTATTGGTTGCTGTCGGTGCCCAAGTGGTTAATGATTCTTGAGATGACCATCTAATGTACATATCATCCTGTGTCGATGTCGTTCCAATCGTGGTTTCCGTTCCAAAAGCAATTAAGTGCCGATCAGGAGTTGATACTAAAGTTTGTCTCGTTGCCGTTGGAGCACCTGATATAGCTGTTGCCCGTGTTGAGGTTGCGCCTGTAGCATCAGAATCCCATTCAAAGGTTGTTCCATCAACGATGGTTGCAATGAGTTTGTTTCCAAAATTGTCCAAGTGCCATAAACCTGGAGCAGTAATGATATCCCCTGTTTGTGAAGCTCCCCATTTCGTATAGTCTGAAGCATCGTAAACCGTTGCTCCATCCGAGTGGGTTGCTGCTGTGGTGTTATCCACAGCCCTTGTAATTCCTGATATAGTGCTTGTTCCCGTCGTATTAGTTGAATAGGTCATTCGCTCACTATCAATTAATAGGGTACCTGAAGAAGGCATACCGCTTGAACTGTCTAATGTAAGGCTGGTATCATCGGCATCAATCGCACCATCCAACGTTGCTGTAATTTCTCCAGCAACGGTACCACCCCATAAGCCTAATCCCCAACCCGCTGAAGATTCTTCAAGAGCAGGTCCGATGGAGTAATAATATTTTACTCTAATTCCTCCGGATGTGGTGGCTCCTGATCCACTTTCGTTTGATCCCATTTCGACCGTAATCGTTGTGCTGGTTGGTACGGTAGCCACCATAAAATTCTTATCGTCAAAATCGCTAGAACCAAAATCAGAATCGGTAATAGCAGTAAAATTATCGCAAAGGATAATATCCCCTTTAGTAATATTATGATCGCTTGCAAACGTGATTGTAACTGTGGCATCGCCATTGGTTGTTGTAAAGGCACTGGTTAAAGTTGTTGTACTTTTTAGAGGAGTGATATCATAAAAAGCTCCTCCAGAATAGACATATAAAAATCGGTTTGTTCCTAAAGCAGCGTATTTGATACCACTCGCATTAACAAAATGGTGTAGTGCCGTGTTTCGTCCAGTAAGAGTTTGGTCTCCTAATTGCGCCCAACCCCCTATTTTTTCAGGAGTGCCATATCGAAAACGTACATAGTCTCCTTTAACCCACTGACCTTCTCCGCCTGTGGCTGTGACTTGTTTATTAAATCCTGGTAAAAATCCTATTTTTTGAAGCATAAAACCTTTATAATATTAAAAGGCCCAGCTTACAAATGAATATCTGACCCCTTTCTTCGCCTCTTTAACTTCATGAGGATACATGAAATTAGAAGGAAATAAAAGTATATCTCCTGTTTTTAGCTTAATTTCTTTACCCCTGCAATAAAATTCTGCACCTTCATAATCTTCATTGAGTTGAGCAACAATGGATATGATGGGCACACCTTTCATTTTTCCATCAAAAATGCTGTGAATATGATCATAATGCTGTCTCATCATCGTACCAATGGGATACTTATTAAATCGTATCGGAGAAAATTTTGTTAACCAAGGAGGATTTGTTTTTTGTCCTTTAATTGAATACTTATTTTGATAAGCTTCTAAAGCTTTAACAAGATGAGGTGTGATTTTATTCTGTTGTTCTTGAGTACAAGGCATAACATCTAATTCTTTTGTAGGTTCTGAAGTAGAGGTTCCTGTTGTATAATTATTCCAGGTATGCTTCTTCCATTGTTTTTTATTACATTCATCAATCAACTCTTCACATAATTCTTTGGGTATGGCATTGGTCACAAATATATAATCATCAACCTTGTCCATAAAGCTCCTTGATATTTAAATGTGTTAAGCTGTCCGTACTACCTAATTCATCAATACAAAAAGTATTAAAAGACATGCTATAGCGTTCTTCATTACCTTTATTAAGTGGAACGGAATGTCTTAAACTCGATGGAAACAAGACCAATTCGCCATCGGTCATGGGTAAGAGAAAAGTTTCAGCGTTGAAGGTGTTATATTTTTCAGGGTTTAATTTAACACCATCTTGTATAGATTTATTAAATTGTATGGGAGGTAGTGTTTTTGTTTGTCTAAAATAAAAAACGCCACTGATAATACTATTCGGATGTACATGTTCGTGATGTTTGCTATTGGGTGGATTACGGTTCGTCCAAGCCTGTGTCACCACTAATCTTTGTTTAGTATTTAAAATCTTTTGTGTATATTTGTTTAAACTTTCGTAAATAAAATCTTTAATTTTGGACAGCTCTTTATGCTTTAATAAATAAGTATCGTCCGATTTAAAGTTTTCATTTTCTTTTTGTTCGATGTATCTTAATTTTTCAATGAATTTAAATTCCTCTTCAATGGAACTTTCATACTTAGTAATAAGTACCGGGATCGGGAAAATTTGCAGTAGTTCGTCTTTCTCTTTCATATGGGATTTATACTATATCTTACAATTAAAGTCCACCGTGAGAATCTGAACATCCATGTGCATAACTGACACTATTTATCATGTCTCCAAAATCAGTTCCGTTTCCAGTAGAAGCTATAGTTATATATTCAATAACATTAGAAAGACCTGGGGCCGCTCCGCCTGCATAAATTCCCCGTGTTTTATTAGAAGTACCTGATACACCTGTTCTTGCTGCGGTTAAGTCTCCAAAATCCGTTGCATTACCTGCGGATGCTATCGTTATATATTCTATAACATTTACTTTAGTTGGGGTAGCTCCTCCTCCAAAAGTTCCACGAGTAGTAGAACTAGCTCCAGCCATACCGAAAGTAGCGGTACTTAAATTTCCAAAATCTGTTACATCCCCTGTGGACGCAATGGTAATATATTCCATTATATCTACAATGGTTGGAGTCAATCCACTACCAAAAATTCCTAATGTTGGGGAAGCACATGAACCAGCTTTTGCTCTTACTGCGCTTAAATCTCCGAAATCTGATGCATTTCCAGCAGTGGCAATGGTTACGTAGTCCATTATATTGGACTTACCAGGCGCTTCTCCTCCACCCCAAACGCCACGAGTCTGGCTGGATAAACCTGTAATGCTGTGTCTTCCATCCGTTAAATTTCCAAAGTCTGAAGCATTCCCTAAAGACTGCATTTCTACAGAATCAATGACATCACTCGCTGCATACGCTCCACCAAAGACAGCCCTTGTTGAAGAACTAGCAGCACTTCCACTTCCTATGTATCGTGCAGAAACCATGTCACCAAAATCTACGGCATTTCCTAAAGTAGGAATTGAAAAATATTGTAATACATTAACGGCACCTGGAGCTGCACCACCCCCAAGTAAAGCCCTTCCACTTCCAGGCATATAGTTGACGGATGGACGTTGTAGTACATCTGATAAAATTCCACCTCCGCCTGGAGAAGGTTGTGAATACATGTTAGCAGTAACAGCTTGAAGATTACCAAAATCTATACAAGTACCACCAGTCGCTAATTGAAAATAATCGATAACATTAACTGCATTTGGATCATATCCTCCTCCAAAGCATCCTCTAATTGTATTGCTATTAGCTCCAGGATGATGTCTAGCAACAGATAGATCTCCAAAATCTACAGAGTTTCCTGTAGTGCCAATAGTCATTTTATTTAAATCTCCCGTTGCACCATCCTGTCCACCCATAAAGCCGAGGGTATTACTAGACATTCCACCGCCGCCTCCACAAGCG